CAAAGTTTGCTCGAATGAATGCCGCAGGAAAGCACCTAACATCACAGACTTGGATTACATCACTGGAGACTATAAATGCTCGGATGGTGGCAAAGTGGTAAACGCTCATTGGGACGAATGGGATAATAAAACGGGGAGGTTTGCAAAATGAGCATGAGTGAACATACCGATGGCGTTAGCACATCAATGATATATACCTATGAAAGCAATGCATTTCAGCATATTAAAAATCACAAACACACGGGCGTTTGGTACATGAGGATTTGTGGAGGTCATTCTGGTTATAAAAACATTCGTCTTAATTTCTATGATGGAGATAAACCCCATTGGTTCCATCGCTTAATAACTCGGCTGCTTCTTGGCTGGAAGTGGGAGGATAGGCATGAGTGACTACTTAAGGGCGTTAAAAGCCCTTGGCTGGCTCAACCTCAACACCGACTTTAGAGCGAACAATGTCAGCGGTGACTATCCGCAAAGTTATAAGCAACATGTTGGCGGGATGTTTGGGTTGTCAAAGTTCTCCAGTAAAGAAAGCCTCGACATCATCACTGGCAACGAGCTAGTAGCGGTGGCACTGAGGGAGGGTTGGAAGGAATGAGTTTATATTTTAGCGGTGATGGTGTACCAGTTGCACAACCATTGTTCCAAATGGATGGAGACGGTGCAATTCCGATCTCACCGCTCCAGTTTAAATTCATTTCAATTGACGTTCCAACTGCAATAGAACTTAATAGATTTTGGCATAGCAAATTACCAAACGTAGTTCCGTCAAACATTTACCGAACTTATGGATTCTGTTATGCAGCGGAATTTGACAACAGGTTTTACGCTTGTGCCATTTGGTCAATGCCGGTTGCAAGGATGATCAAAGGAAACGTTTACGAACTTCGTCGTTTGGCAATTTCGGAGTTGTCCCCTAAAAATACAGCAAGCAGGTTTATATCATGGATGGTAAAAGACATTAAAAAACGATTTCCAGAACTGGATCGTTTGATTTCTTACCAAGATACGGAAGTTCACTCGGGAACGATTTACAAAGCGTCTGGTTGGGAGATATCAGGCAATAGCGTAGGCGGGGAATGGACAAGAACCTCAAGGAAAAGAAATCCATCACAAGCAACCGCTCCAAAAGTGCGTTGGGAGAAGCAACTAAGATGAATGAGGAAGAAGCATGGAACACAGCCAATGCTTTGACCGTTGGGTTTGGCGCATTATCGGTTGAATGTTTCTTTTTCTTGATAGTTTGTTTGTTGATCCTTGGGGAATACAGAGACTGGAGAAATAGAAAGTGACTCACATGAGTCTATTCTCCGGAATCGGTGGTATAGACATTGCAGCGGAATGGGCCGGGTTTAATACTATTTGCATGGTCGAAAAGGACGAATTCTGCCAACGGGTATTGAGAAAGAACTTTCCGGACGTGCCAATCTTCGGAGACATAAAAGAATTTGATGGAACACCCTATCGCGAACAAGTTACTTTACTCTCGGCTGGTTGGCCTTGTCAGCCTTTTAGTCAATCGGGCCAAAAGAAAGCCTCTGACGACGAGCGAAATTTGTGGCCCGACACCGTTAGGGTGTTGGAGCAAGTTAAACCAGCATGGTTCTTGGGAGAGAACGTGTCTGGACTCTTTGCCGCTGAATCTGGATTCTTCTTCAGACGACTCCTTGATGACTTGGCCGCGTTGGGGTATAGCGTTGGATGGGCGAATTATGGAGCTTATCATATTGGAGCCACACATAAGCGTAAAAGACTCTTCATTCTTGCCCACGCCGCTCGCGAGCCAAGACTACAAACCGGTGAGGCGTTTGGCCCCGAGCGAAAAAGTAAAAGCCCACGGGAAGATGCTAGTCGCCGTCATTGGCAACCAATTAGAGGAGGTGACTGGAAACAATGGGAAGTCAACCCAACGGTTGTATCTCAACCCCGAGTTCGTAGAAACGTTAATGGGATTTCCGATCGGGTGGACAGAATAACCTCTTTAGGAAACGCGGTGGTTCCGCAACAGGTTTACCCATTGATTATGGCAATAAGGAACGCAATAGAAAATGATAGTAAATAACGTAGAAGAATTGTTTAATTTGCTGGACGAAAGCGAAGTCGTCATCAAGTTCGATGGGCTGGATGCAGCCATTGTAGGAGTAGGAGAAGTCCACGGTCAAGGCCTAAGGCTTGTCTACTCGGCCGAGAGCATCATTCGTATCTTCATGGAAGAGGGAATGACCGAGGAAGACGCGGTCGAACACTTTGAATTCAACGTTGCTGGACTTTATGCCGGAGAACAAACGCCGTTGATCCTAAGGATGGAACTAGGAAAGGTAAATAGCGTATAATTGAATTGAGCTAGAAATGGTTCAGTTTGGTTGAAGATGGCTCCCCGTGTCAGGTCAGCGGGGGGTTATTTTTTTGATTGTTTGGATTGTGCTTGGATAGCAGGATGCATCCGGCGGGTTCGATTCCCGCCCTATCCTCCAAGAGTATAATTTGGGAATGAAGCTTCAACCTTCAAAGTTCTACTTACTTGGGGTCGGCAATGACCCTAAAACCTCTGTTGACCTGAAAAACGGATACATGGTCGGGATTCTGTACCTTGCTCCTGCTGATCTATCCGGCAAAGAGGTTTGCACTCACCGCTCGGCAGGCTGCACCGAGGCTTGCTACAATTCAGCCGGAAGAGGGGCGATGCAATCCGTACAGGACGCACGGATCCGAAAGACCAATATGTTCCACGATGAGAAGGAGAAGTTCATGGAACTCCTTGACCACGATATCCAACTGCTCTGCAAGAAGGCGAAAGAAGGCGGTTATCTTCCTGCCGTTCGGCTGAACGGGACAAGCGATATCCCTTGGGAAGCCCATGCGAAGCACCTGATGGAGAAATACTCCGAGGTAGCTTTCTACGACTACACCAAGATCCCCGTCCGGGCAAAGCGTTGGGCGCAGGGCAAATTGCCGTCGAATTATCACCTGACGTTTAGCCGAAGCGAGGAAAATTGGGGAACTTGTTTGCGATTATTGAACGTGGGAGTCAACGTGGCCGCCGTGTTTCAAGATGCTATTCCAGAGTCTTACTATGGGTACGAGTGCGTAGTCGGGGATAAATCGGATCTTCGGTTCCTAGACAAACCTTCTGCCTCTCGCAAAGGGAAAATCATTGCACTCTTGTCCAGAGGAAAGGGCAAGAAAGACGAATCCGGTTTCGTCATCCAAGACCACAAATAAAAAAACCCCGTCATTTCTGACGGGGAAGGAGAGGATCTTGAGAGAACACGGTGGAACGAATCCAACCGTTCTTATTCTACCACAGTTTCAATATCCGGAGCGGTAGGATTTTCCAGCTTTTTTGCTAGTTGATCCACTTGCAGAAGAACGTTGATAAGTTCTTGCCGTTGACCGAATGTACCGTTGATAGGTGCGATATTGACGATGCTGACGAGCAATTGAGCTTCTTGAGGTGTTAGGTTGATGGTAATCATCGTTTCCTAGTTTACTCCTTACGGCCACGTTGCAATCGCTACTCTTTTCCATGTATCTGTTGCGGTGCAAACATAAATGTAGTTAGCATCCCATCGAATTGCTCCAGCAGATCCAGTAGCCGTAGCAGAAGCTGGCGGGTTAGATAGAGAAATTCGCAACTGAGGAGCATTTACAAGGTTATAGAATGTTGCATTGCCACCACTTCTAGAAATACTTAATGCTGTAAAGTTATAAGCACCAGCATCGGTATGGGCATCCAATGCCCAGTCAGCTCCAACGTTACCTCCGCTCTCTGCTCCAGCAGTAGCTTGCATAGTCCATCTGGTAGAACCTGAACTTCTATACAGAATAGGTTTCGATGAGCCTGCTGGTCTATTAACTTGGAAGTATGGAGCTACTACATCGTTAGTAAATGTAGCAGTCGTTGCAGTTAATATAAACTGAAGAGTAGGAGCAGCAGTACCGTTTGCAGTTACGTTAAATAGTAACTGAGTACCGTTTGCCGTAGAAGTCCAAGTTTGAGCCGCTTGAGCTTGAATACTAGCTTTACCGTTAACTAAACTGCTACTATTATGCCCGCCAAAGTCTAACTGACCTAATAAATCTCCTGACTGTACTGCGGTTCTACTAGCGTAAGTTCCTCTACTTGTTCTAAATGCTAAGACGTGACCTTGAGCATTTCCTGTAGATTCGTAGAGAGTATATGGAAAGGCTGAAGATTCTTCTGCTATAAATTGCGCGACGAGGTTACTACCACCATAGCCAGCGGGAATAGTTGAAATAGTTCCTGACGATTGAAAAACTCCACCAGCTACCGTTGCGGACGGTGACTTGAAGATGTTCTGAGCCGTGAACGTGTTTGACGCACCGGAACTAACGGGTATCCAAGTATAAGGGGTAAGAGTTACCGGCCCGGGGTATTGGGCTTCAACAAGAATAGCATTTTGCATTAACCCAAAAGCGGTATCCCCCGGATCTACTTGGCAAATAAACCCGTCAGAGTTTTCTTCCGATACGGTGATAATGCCCGTAGTGTTGTTGACGATACGAAACGCAACGGTAGCGGAATCGAACACCATCCGTTGGACTGATGTTTGAGCGTTGAACGTAACCGGAGTTCCGGCGGTTAGATTATTGATGTTTAATGGCATTTTTTGATCCTAAAGTGGTTGCCATGTTTGGCCATAGTCAACCGAGAAGAACGTGGTCGGGGTCGTGTCACCGTAAAGAATCGGTGACCAGACAAGACGATCCTGCATATCGTTGGCGGGAGTCACGTTGCACATTCCTCCGTCAGCGATATAAATGTTGTTTCCTCCACTATCCTTGAACGTGAAGGTACTGCTCCAAGCTGTATCACCCGGATGCCGATATTGACCTTTAGCAATAGGTGGATTGACCGAATCGTCCATCCAGCATTGTATCAGACCAAAACTATCTCCCCAAATAAAAGGCATTTTCCCCGCACCCAAGCTCGTTAACGTTGTCCAAGTAGCACCCTCGTCGTCCGAATAGGTAGAAAAGATCCCGAGCCTGTATTTTTCCACCAATGCATAAAGTCTCCAAGTGCGAATGTCTCGCCCGAAGGAAACTGCTTTTGCGTTTGCTATTGCAGATATAGACGTATTGGTAGACCATATTTGATTTACCCCCGGCGTAACATTCGGTTGTGGAACGCTAAATTCTGATCCGTACCAACGACAACTGTTTCCTACGGTAGGGTCGGCACTAATCCAAGAAACGCCTAGTTGCGGATCAAACCGATAGATACCGTTCCATACGTTTCGACCCGGTAGCTTTTCTGCAAGGTTGCAAAACCAACCGTGCCACGGCCTCACCAAAGCATAGGTGACGGGTGGTGACGTGCTATCGCTGACCACCTTCCAGTTCAGCTCGTCATTGTAGAGAGTAGGGTTGAACTTCCAGATGCTCCAGCCGGGTTCCGGTGGAGAAAGGAATGAACCGGAATCTACCCCTGTCGAGGTCTGCAACTTGGCGGGTTCGGTGGTTTCCGAGATGATGTACCGCCCGTCTTGGCAATGGTCGTAGACGACTTGGGCATAACTGCCCGTTGCAAGCCAAGTGGTAGTTGCTCGTTTCCTCCAAGGGAAGCAAGCCATAGGAGGCACTTCCGAGAACGAATTGACCAACGCAAACCGAAGGTCATGCCCGTTTCCTTTTGGCAGAATAAAACTGTTGGAGAACTTGTCCACCACCGCAATGCTTTGCCCTTCGTAGGAATCGTAAAGGCTAGAAAGGTCGGTGGTAATGGTTGAAGCAAGGCTTGAACCACCCGTCCCCTGAACAACCCGGTAATAGTACGCCAAAGCGTCAATGACCGTGTTCGGCAAGTCCATTCCTGCTGTTATCGGAGGATCCATGAACCCTAGTGACGGGCTATACCAAAGCAAGTTGCCCCACCGAATTGCACAAGTATTGTGCCAAAGCATGGTCAGATACTTGCTGTTCTCCCAATAGAGCATGGGGTGTGTATGCTCCAAAGAGAACTGAGGCCAATTAATGGTCACCGGGTTAGCGGGATTGATAGGGGTGACAACGAACCGAAGACGGGCGTATTGTTGCTGGGCTGCAAGCTGAAAGCCTACCGTCAATTCTGGATTCGCCATCACCGTGCTGGAGATTCCAGCCGGGTTGGTATCTAACCCAAGGTCGAACACCAGACCAGCACCGTTGTCAATCGCCCAAGACCCGGCATATTTCTTCTGCCACCCGGCAGGAAGGTCATAGGTGTTCGGTGTTGATCCAATAGGGGTCGAAACATTATCTGCTCCGACTAGCACAATCTTGATAGACTTGACGTTGGTAAGTGACCAGTTGAGCGTCATGCTATGCGCTCTAAGCAAAAGGAGATACGGATTCTCCGTCCAATCGGCAAACTGCAAGTCCACCAGTCCACTTGTTTTGGTAAACGTACTGACCGTTATCCCTCCGGCTCCAAGTGAAATAGAGCAGTCGGTTGCCGTCCATTTACCCGGACGAGTAGTTGAAAGGGTCAGCGTAGACGGAGGAGATGCCACCCACGTCTTCCAACGGCTGACTCCTATCCAGCGGAACTTACCAAAAAATGCGTCCTGAAACGGTTGGTTACCGTTGTCAATATAGAGAGGAGACGCAATCATGCTGTTCCTCGTTCTTGGTGGTGACGTTAGGGCCGCATTGTACAGATACTGTTCTTTGATTGTTGACCAGTACAAGTCATTGTCAGTTGCAGCTCCGTCAACGTCCCAATCCTGACGATGATACGCCAATGCCCAATGAGGGTTAACCCAAGACCCGGTGTACCGCATCAACATATCGGCATGGCCTTGATAGGTCGAAAGCGTTCCTACATAGGACGGGAACTGATTGGTGATAGACTCCGATTGATTGGTTGAAGGGCTAGTGATAGGAATTAAAGTACAAGTTACAACTCCTATCGTTCCAGAAGGACAAGTAACTCCTTCTGGAAAAGCACAAGTGCAAACCGTTGTTCCCGCTTGGAAATCCCAAACTTTACTATACGCTTTGTTCTTGCTAACGGTTGATTGCGTATAAATAGTTGCAGGGAAGCAATCCTCAATGGCATTGGTAGCGTTCCGAACCAAACCAAGGTAATCGGTTCCGAGGTCGTTGTAGACGGTATACGCCCCACCCGTGGTAACGGTAGTTGCTCCAATCGTGCAGGTTCGGGATGCGGTTCCCCTGACTTCTGGAAAATGAAACCTACGCCATAAGGCAGCGTAGTCGGAATTGATTCGGTAGATTGCCCGTTCTAGATTGGGAATTGCCCGTGCGGATCCTCCGTGGCCTTCTGTCCATGATTCAGTATAGTAAGCGTCAACGTAACCGTCAACTAGCGGCCCTGTTGGGTTACATGGGTCTATACATTTTAATCGTTGAGTTTGGTCGTATATGGTTGTGCAATTTCCATCTACGTCACAACACTCAACCGTTACTTGGTGGTATTGCGCTCTTCGATTATCATAAGTTCTTTGAGTTTTAGTGTAGGAATAGCAATGAATCTCAATGGAGTTGGTATCGGTAACGGTGACTTCGTTGCTGAACGAAAGGTTGTACGGGCAAGATCCACCGCCACTAGGAATGCTATGACTCCAGACCGCACAAGGCAATGTATACCACGACCCGGCAATCTTAAACCGCCAACCAGCATTAACCGTTGAGGCCGCATCCGCTTGAACCATGTACTCCATCCCTTCCGGGTCGCACGGATCATACGTTGGGGGCGTAAACACCTTCGATGCCGAACAAGTTCCCGTAGCGATAAGGGGCGCGCCGATATAGTTAACATAGTTTGGCCCGGTTCCGTTGCTGGTGACGTCTATGCCGGAGAGCGTTGTTTGATACGTTCCGTTGACATAAATTTCCATTCCCGTCCACAACGTCCGGAAAAGGGATCCAGTTAACTTGCAGTAAAGTTTGACTCCAGTTGCCCGAGCAATAATAGAGACGCTAGAAAGATAGGTTGTCCCCGTAACTATGTAACCACCAAACGGTGCGCCGGGGCCATCGTACTTGGCTTGCCATGCGGTGGTTCCGGTTCCATTGTCGGAGCTGCTGACCTCCAGATAGATACCCGTATTGACGTTGATTGCATTCGGAACCCATTCGGTTCGGGCGTTGGCAGAATGACTTTTCGCTAGAGTTCCGGATCCTGACCCACTTGCGGAATTCATCGTCGAAGTCAGATTCCATTCGATTGCCTCCGCATCAAACAGCAGACCATTATTCGGCATTACCGCACCCGCAAGGCTTTACCTCGCTTGGAGTAGGCGTCTTAGTGTCCGCTTGGTTTTTCCAATCGTTAGAGAACTTGACAATGGCAAGCACAAAGTCTTCCAGACGGCAACTGCAACCGACAAGCTTGACAGGGATTTCAACTTGTTCCCCTGATCCACCCATGTCAATCGCAATTTGGCTAATCATTCTTATCTATCGTACAACGACTGAGCATTAAATGTTCCGTTGGTATTTTGCAAAAGAGGAGCAAACTGATAAGCGGAAGCCGAGATATTGATGTAGGAAAATTGAAAGAGTTGAGTCGCCTGAATAGGGGCGGGGGTTGGTTGGCAAAGGCGTTGTGACTGCATCCTTGCCATAGCGATTCGATAATTTTCTATTCCTGTCATTGGTGAGTCTCCGATACAATAGTCTTGTAAATTTGATTTGTTGATCCGGTGTAAGCTGCTTCAAACGCTGGGATATTCATTACTTCAATCGCCATCATTTGGTTGTTCCCTTCCCCGGCGGCCCATTGGTAAGAACAAGACATAACAACGTAGAAAACGTCATCTACCGTAACCACGTCCCCATACTTTAATGGACGAGGAGCAATCTGCAAAGTGTCCCCGGTGGTTGCTTGGTCAACAAACCAAAGAGGCGCGGTAAAACTCTTTTTCTTTTTTGTGTGGCAAGCATTGTCAAGTACGCGCCGAGCAATAAGATCTACCGCTGCTTGCGTTTGAAGCGATGCGTTAGAAATAAGAATAGGTATTTGTCGTCCGTCAACGTAATCCGGGTGAGTAGGATCCGGTTGCGGAAAATTGTTAGGCGGCCCCGACGGAAAACCAAAATTGGCCGCCGGATAGTTGAAAAGCGTTTGGGACAAAGAAATAGTTTCGCCGTCGGTAGCAGAAGACAACGTGCTACCAGTAAAAGTAGAAGCGTATCCCGTTCCAGTAGCAATAACAAAGTTGCCCTCGGGAGGCTCTACCCACTCGGTCAAACTGTTTCGTTCAATCCATATTTGTTTGCAGGTTCCGCCGTTGTAATTGGTAACACTTGCCATTCGACCTTCGGCAACGGTAATCCCGGCGTCTGTTGTGTTAGTTGTCCTAAACGCCGCCAACCGAGTGTAATTCCCGGTAGACGGATTTGGGACGGGTGGCAATATCACCCTAAACAATCCAGATGCCACACCCGTCTTAAAAGCGTTGTAATCGTAGGTGACGTAACTTCCTAAAAAGTTCCGAGCAAACTCAACAATAACATTCCCTACCTTGCTGTACGGTTCAATCCGTATGCTTGCAGCGGTAATAATGTTGACCGGGAAGCGGTTGGCTCCTACCCCCGTACCGGCATAATTGGGAACGTCAAAGCGTTCTACCGGCCATCCAGATTTAGTAAACAGTTCTTCAATCGCTTGGCCCACCTTGTAAGGTTGGCCGGGAGCGTTGGGATCCTCCGCAAAGTTACTAAGAGTTGGAAGCGTAGACTCGTAGAGCGTCTGCCACATTCCCGTGCAATAAAGAGTGTATTTGCCCCAAAACCGTGCTTGGTAAGGGTCAACCGGATTAGTGTTGGACGGGGAAGGGACACCGGGCTTTCTGCTACGCCCGATTGTTTTCTTCATTGCCCTTACGACTCTTCCTTCAAATACCCTTGTTGTAGAAATAACGGTATCGTTGGCATCAAGCGTATCTACTTCAACCTTAATCGGAAACCCGGCTTTGTTATCTAAAAGGTTTGCGTAAACACCAGAAAGGTCGTTAATGACGATCGAAGCGGTAGACGTAGTAAAGTCTCGACCTTCACCGCTTATGCTTACCGACTCTACTCCGTTCTGACCGCTACCCGTTACGGTGACCGGCGTAGGGTTAGAGTAAACCGCCGCCGGACTCCGAGCATACAAAATGCTTTTGATGATAGGAGAAAAACTTCCCGTTGCGGAGTTTAGCGTGATCCTTGCAAAATATCCTCTTGCCGATTGAACTCCGGTAAAGTCTCTAAAAGCAGCGTCTAAAAATTGGGTGGTTGCTCCGGTAGGAGTGCAAGCGGTTCCATCTCCAGCAAACAGTTCAATATCAATACTTGTCCCGGCAGGGAACGACCCGTAGCACGTTACTTTGATGGGTTGGGTCGTCGTACCCGTAAAAGTAAACAACGCAAATTGCTTGGTGGTAAACGTTCCGGTCGGCTTGAATTGGCCAAAGTAAACATTAAACTTCATTCGGGTGTCCCGACGAATGTCTATTCTTACTTTTGATGGAACCGGTTGCCAGTTGGTAACATTGTTGAAACTGTAAGTATTGGTCGGAACCACTACTTGGTTGCCAATTTTTGCCGCCGGAATAATTCCTGATACAGCGTTGTTGACAATTAGATCCGAGTCAAGGTCTTCAAATCTAAGGTTGAGCGTCGTACCGTTGTATACATTATTTACACTATCGTAGTATATGTCGGAACCAATTCCGACCATGTGCCAACGGCCTACTACGTTTTGAGGTTTGCACCACCTTCCGCTATACCTTGAAGTCCAAGTATTGTCGGTGAGCTTTTCCCGAAGAATAAATGTTGCGTCTCCGTATAGGGATAAACAATACTGTCCGGTTGGTTGGTTTGCGGTTACGTTTGCCCTGTTTGACGGCATTGCCGTAAAGTAGAACCGGGCCACAAGTTGAACTGGAGTTTGACCAGACGAACCCGGGATATAGAACCGAAACCAATTTGGCCGGTGTGGTTCATCGTTGGCGGTCGAAACGTAAACTCTATCCAGCAAAACGTTTTCAGTTTCGGACGGAGGTGGGTAAGAAGTCTCATCTGCTGATAGCTTTGCAGCGTCCCAATTCCCACCGGCTGAAACCGTTTTTTGATAAAAGTTATCGCCCGACGTTCTTATGGTAGTCGTTCCAAGGTTGGTAAGTTCAGTAGGCCTTCTTTGGATCTTATTAAAAAGAACCCCCGTTGGAACCGCCCCGGCAATCACCGAACCGTCGGCAACCGCAAGTTCATGCACATAAGATACCGTTTCATGGTACTGCTCTAGCATCCACCCGGTTCCCGGTGTAAATTTAACGTCTACGTTTTTTGAGTTTTTGACCGGCGCAATTTCATCGTATTGACGCTTGAGAGAAAAAGAAGGCGTGGTAATGTTTGGAACCGGATAATTCATTATCACCCGTGTTCTTCTTCTTGGAGTTACACCTCTGATTCTGCTAGGCATGGTTAATAGACCGGAAAGGCTCCTATGCGCATGGCTTGTTCCAACCCGTAGGCATTAGACGCGCTCATGGCTTGACTTATATTAGCAGAACTTTGAACCCGAGTACCACCGCCAGAAATTTCATTCCTTGGGGTTCGTTCGTTTAACGGATCCATGTTTCTGTTGTTGTCTCTTCTTGTTTGTTTTTGCTCGGCGTTTTCTTGGTTGGTAAAAAGGTCATACATCCTTTTAGTGAAACCCCATGCAGACATCCCGGTCGCTCCAGATACAGTTCTTGCAAGATTTTCTTTATTCATCCCGTAAACAAGAGAAGTAAGATCTTGTACTATTCCGGCCGCCGCGCCAAGCGGAAGACCCGCCGTTACTGTAGCAAGGTCGCCAAACTGTTTCTTTTGAATGTCTAACGCTACTTCAAAATCTGAAATACCTCGCTGACCTGCTTTCAATGCTTTTTCGCCAACGATACTTCCTTTTGTTTCCCTTGCAAAATCGTTAAACATTCTTTCGCTTGCGTCAACGTAAGCAGATTGATTCGACAAACCTGATTCTCTTATGATGATGGACTTCAGATCTCTATTCTTTTCTCTCCTGATAATATCAATCGCATTGATAAAATTATCAGCTTTGTTGACGGTAAGAGAACCGTAATCAATCAACCCACGGTTTCTAAAGTAAGCACCAGAAAAAGTGCCGCTTCTAAGAACGTCCCCAAACCCCGCCGCTTGCCCAGCCGCGTTGTTACCCATAGCTACTAGGCCTCCAGCTTGAGCAGCGGTTGAACCGGTAGCATACATAGCCTCCCGGCGTTCTGCTCCGATGGATCTACCCATTGCCGCCGTTGCAACTAATCCCGCCGCTCCGGCCGCTCCAAGAGCCGCAGGAACCGAAATAGCCGCCGCACCAAACAAGAAAGCGTTTGCCGCTGTTCTTACCGCCGCAGGAACTCCACCTGCTTGCATTGCACCTTGAGCAAGGCTAACCGCGCCTCGGGTAATAATCCGATACAGTTTATCCCGTTCCTTTTCTCTTCGTTCCGCGTCAATGTCGTCCGGACTTCTTGGAGGCTTAGACGGAGTTCTGCCACCACCGCCGCCACCGCCACCGCCACCGCCACCTCCACTTGGATCATATCCCGGAGGTGGTTGTGGCCGCCGGTGGTCAGGTATGTTTGGTGAGTGACCATGTTGCGGTATTCCGTATTTTGGAACGTACCCACCGCCGCCGCCACCGCCGCCACTTCGACCGCCGCCGCCACCACCACCTCGGCCACCACCGCCGCCGCCACCGCCGCCACGACCGCCGCCACCTCCATCACCACCTCGGCCGCCACCACCGCCGGGGAAAGACATATCGGGTCGTATCTTAGAACCGTTGAGTTTGTCAACTTTTTCTTGAAGCCTATCTACTGCTTTAGCTGCATCATCAAATTTCTTGATGAGTTTGTCCATATCGGACAAATCTATAGGAATCTTGTAGCCTTCACTCATTTCTTAATGCACCAAAGAAGCTCTCGGCTTCCATCATTTCAAGACGATCCATCTCGTCTATTTCGCTTGGAGTTAAATACGCCAACTCTTTTATCCAGTCGGAAGTGTTTTCCGGGGGTTCGTTAGGTAAGTCTTTGACTCCTAGTTTTTCGGCAATCTGTTTCATTATGGCCCCCATGTAAGCAAAGTGGTTAAGAGACTGAACAAACGGATACGGGTGAAACCCTTGATCCCGAACAACAACTAACGCCGCTTTACCTAAGGGGCTGGCTACTCCCCCGATTCAGCGTAGAAAGAATTCATCAATTCATTCAACGCTCCAAAAGTATTGCCGTCTACCGCTGCAAGCGTTGCCAATTCGTCCCATGTGTACTTTTCTTCTTGGCATTGAATAAGTTCAAGTAAGCAACACTTGAAAAACAAAATTCTTGAAGGAGTGACAATTACATTTCCGGATTGCGGGTAAGCGTCTGGAATCTCCGACCAAATACCGTCAGCGCGTCTCCAACCACCGGTAATGTACCTTGATTCAAGATCGTCGGATCTTGTAGACGTAGCGTCTAAGTCGGTGTCGTTTGGCTTTCGGAGCGTAAGTTCTAACCGTTGCCCGTTAGACAATTCTTGGGAGAACTGTTTAGGTTCTCCCGATTTTGCCAAAGTAATGAAGTTGATCTTTGCCATTAACCTATTATGCCATCATTAAGCTAAAGTATCAAACTTCAATGAAGATCCATAAGTTGCGTCATTGATGGACTGAAGCGTTAGCGTTGCAATGTTTTCACCAGCAGATGAAACACCAGTTCCTAAATCACCTCTAGTTCCTCTAAAAACGTATTCTCTTTTATTTGTTCCGCTTCCAACCAAAAGGTAAACAAGCGCAAAATCAAAACTACTGTAAATAGCTTGAAGAGCAATTACGCCAAGGCCAGTTCCCGTGTCGTCTTTCATTGTCATAATTTCTTGAATTTGACAAGTTGCTCCGTCCATAAGAATTTCTTCATGCACAACCAAATCGTCAATCGAATTGATTGTTGCACGGACGGTTGCCGCTGTAAATGAAACTCCAGCAAGTTTCCCAGTAAGCGAATAAACGCTTCCCGCTACGGGCGTTGTGGGGTCAGCAGGATAAGTAATAACCCCGGTGGAAGCTCTAGTGCCTCCAGAAATAGTGGCCTTTGTAATCAATCGGCCTTTAATAAACATTCTTGTTGCCATTATTTAGTTACCTCTTTCCAGTCGTAGACCTCGGTATCGTCTGGCACTTTGACCGCACCAGCAGGAACCGGTTCTTGTTTTCCGATTTCAATGACACGCTCCAAGGTCACTTTTCGCAAAGAACCCCCGATAATGTCTGTTTGAACTTCCTTGATTTTCATTTTATTTCCATTTGGATGCAATAATCTGCATAGATTTGTCTAATGCCTTTTTGACAAGATTAGGCAAAACTTCTTCGATTCGCTTGATAATATGCTGATCTATTTCCCGAGAAACGGTCAGGCCCGCAATCCCGTGTTCAAGCAAAGTTGCATACCAAGCAGTATTATGAATCCCAATTAGTCTGATTCCCATTGGAGTCATTCCCGATTCATACTGATACCAAGAATTGTAAAACTCTCCGCTTTGTTTATTGATAACCCTTCGGTCGCCATAAGGGTAACCAGATGACTTGGGTGGGATCTTGTCAAACGTCACCCTTTTTGACTTTCCAAAGTATTCAACTTTTGTAGTAAACGAATGTCTTTCCGCGTAAGGATGACCCATCTCGGCAAGGTCTTCGTAGCTATAAGTCCCGCTGGATTTTAACTTTGCCATTGAGATAGCCTTTTTTGCGGTCTGATCCAAAGCTATGTTTGTCTGTTGGGCAATTTTAGCCTTAGTGCGAAGCATATCCCGTCTCAAGTCTTTTAAGTTAGCCATTATCCAAACGGGGTAACGTGAAGCCCCGGGTTGTACGAAAGTTGAACTCCAAGCAATGGAGTTTTTGATTCCAACTTTAAGACGGAGTTGACGCCGTTGGAAGCACCAGAATTTATTTCGCCATCATCTTCCAATATAAAATTAGCAAAAGGCGTTGCCGATATTGCCTTGTTCCGAATCGCCAACTGAAGCGCGGCGGCGTTGTTTGACAACGTCGTTTGAGAAACCCCTGTAGTGCCGCCAACGTTTAGCGCGTTTGTTTGCTTGTCAACTCTGGAGATAACAATAGGCAAATAGTAAGACTGACGGTCAATCGAATAACTAGCGTTCATTTGATCGCCGTATTCTATGACCGCAATCGGCAATAGAAGCGTTCCGTTTGCGGTTGCGCTGACAATGTTGCGTTCCAATGCCTGAAGCGTGGTAAACACTTGAGAATCGTTCATGCTCCAAGTGGACTTGACAATAGTCTTAATCTCAAGGATTGCGTCCTCAAAGTAACTCATTAAGGAGTACCCCCGGGAGGAGGAGCAGCAACAAAAGTTCCGGGAGTAGGAGCAAGATTAAGATAAACCTTTGACCTTCCAAGCAAGTCTCTTCTTTTTGACTCACCCATCACCCGATACCAAGAATTAAGGTCAGCAAAGTAAATGTAATCTTCCGGTTCAATGTCGTAATTGTTGTCAAACGTTACCTTGTCCGACGTTCTGATGTTGTTCTTTTTGTAGTTACCAACGCCGGCTTCGTTGTCATAGTTGTTGGTGAAATGACGGTTGCACGGAACGCCTGAATACACTTGAGTACAATGCTTGTAGTCGCCATTAGCGTCTCTCTCGGTATCAAAATACCGGTAAACGTCCATCGTGTACTTATCAAAAACTTTAGAGTGAATGGTAGGCATTAGATTAACGGAGGCTTATTCCTTCGCATAAAATCGCGAAGCGGTCGTTTAAGTTGCCGAGCAGCGGTTTCAAACAGATCGTCCCACCCAAGAGTCTTGGACGGCAAAGCATCCATAAACGTAATGTCTTGGTCTTCATCCCGAATAGTTTTAACAGTCCCCCCAAGATAAGAATTGGCTCTCGCGGAGTTAATTACCGTTCCAGCCGCTCTTGCCCGAACCGCCGTCCATGCAATCGCCGGAATCGCGTTTGCGTAACCCCAAGTTGCTGTTACACCAATGTTGGATCTCCCTTGAGGAAAGAACGAGTAGTAGCCGTAAGGTACGTTGGGCGGGCCTTGTAGAATTTGTATTTGAGTTTTAGGATACGGTTTGCGCTCCACTTCGTGCCATTGGGTAAGAGTGACAACGCCAAGCGCGGGAACCGAGAAAAATTCAATTGCCGTGACGTCAACGTATTCTTCAACGTCTAGCAGACCCGTTCCGGAACCGTCAAAATACCGAGTTTCCGTTACAGGCTTTAAGGTTCGACCGGTGCGGCGGCTAAGTTCTTCAACCGCCGCATCAATCGCGTTTTGGATCATGTCCGTGGTAATGCCCGCGTTTAGCGTTAGCCCACTAGCAGTAATGTAATTAGACACTTCTGTCGTGGTGGGCCAATTAGCATAGGATACGGGCATGATTCAAACGTTATGGTCGTGCGCCGACTACGTCAGCGAAGTAAGTGATCGTTGGGGTTGATCCCGCACCAGCAATAGTTGCGGTCAATCGAACCTTAGCCGCTGTACCAGCACCAAGAGGGAAATCAATCGGAATGAAGATTTCGTTTGCTTGGGCGGTTGTGGTAAGGGTGATTGTTGGAGCGGTGGTGGAAGAAACATAGTTTGTTCCGTCAAGGCTCATATCAACCGAGAACACAACGGTATTGGAGCCGGAAGCGTTTGTTGCAGCCGAGTAAATTACCCGTGCGAACAAAGGCTTTGGCCCAATGCCGTATGGAACCGTGATCGCTGTTCCATTAGTTGTTGAGGTAACAGTTGTTACCGTTTGTAGAGTTAAGAGTCCATCTGCTGCCATTTTAGCTCACCTTAATGTTGTAGACGCGAGCGATTGCACGGGTGTACGCTTGGTACAGACCGGTTGGCCACTCAAGGAAGATTCGGTACATGGACGGTGCGTCTGGTCGCAATCCAATGTTGATTGCTTGCAGAGGAGTCATCTGCCATCCGCTGAACTTATCTTCGCCGTAGTTAACTGCATACATGGAAGTGAAGGTGCTAGCACCGTTTGCTCCCGCAGCTGTTTCGGTCGAAGTAATGATTTCAGTTGTCTGGTCAGCTTTCACACCAACGCTTCGTACCACCGCGTTTCGGTAGGTCATAACTCGTCGGCCAAAGGCGTCTTGAGTCATGTCGAAACCGCCACCAGCACCAAGTTGCCGAACAGCAGCTGCAAACCGTCGTCGAAGATCCCGGTTCATGTAGATAACTACATTGTCTCCGTCGGGGTTGCCCATTTCGTCCAACATTTGGTCGGTAAGTCGAATGAGAGTGTTTGCGTTAGCGGTCGAAAGACCAGCGTTAGAAACGTCAACACCGTTACCGTTGATCTTGCAAGCCGCGTTAGTTCCCCATTGGGTTGTATCGTCCAATCGTTGTCGAATACCCACCCAAGCGTCAGCATTACCGGTGACGTGGTTGTTGTTGAAGAACTTGTCGGTCATGTCGTAAGACCATGACTTGAGCATCATATCCGATTGAACCGAAGCAGGGTTGCCCACCGCATTTTGATCCATAAGAATCAATCGGTCAATGTCAATGAGGTTTGACAAGATGTAAGCTTGCTCTTGGAAAGGTGAAGCGGTTCCGCTTGCAACTACCGAGTCAGCGTTGAGCTTTCTCCAGTTAGCGGCAGGGAGGCCACCGACGATCCGTGCGCCGTTAGCTTTGAGAGTGCCTTTCGTAGCGAAAGGGATGTCATTGAGAACACTAGACACATCAAGCAGCGAGTAGACGATTTTTTGAATCAAAGGCTCATTGCTTTGAAACGCATACTGCTGGAGTGTTAGTGATGCTGAGGAAATACCTGTAGGCATAGTTTTATTGTTTCTCCATTAAGTCGTCTCCACGTAAGTTGACCCGCCGTGGGAGCGGGGATGACGAGTCTGTCCTAAGACATTTTATTTCGGCTGAACTCCAGACATTGGAGTTCCCCCTACTGGAGTGACGGATGTAGTACCCGGTAACGATTCCCGAATAACATCTCCCCACCCAATTTTGCCCCACTCCGAAGGTGCAGGGACTTTTGGCGGCTCGTATGGCGTTTGAATAACGCCGGGAGCCATTCCACCCGTTGGAGTTCCAGCACGATTGACTTCAACAGGTGTTGTTGGCAAAAGTGCTTTGGCATCTTGCAAAAGCGACAACCGTTCGGCATAAGTCTGACCGGACGAACTCAATCGCTCCAATCGTCCTCTATGCTCCTCGGGAACGCTTGCTAGTTCGTTTGTATACTGGTTCTGCAAGTGCTGACGGTACTTTTCCGTCTCCGCTTGCAAAGGAGTAAGTTCCTGAACTTTCTTGAGTGCGTCTTCCCGCTCGGCGCGAAGTCTTTCGATCTCGCTCATCTTCTCGCGCTCCAATGCAGTTGCTTTATCTGCTTCTGCTTGGGCTTGCGCTTGGAACGCTTGGGCTTGCGCTTGGGCTTCCTTGAGTTGCGCTTCTAGGTTTTTAGCGTGATCCCGAATCTCTTTGATTGGAAGTGATTCTTCAATCTCACTCATTGTCGGCCTCTGCTTCCGCGTTTGCAAGGTCTACAAGAGTAACTTCCGGAGTGACGCCCGGTGCATTGTCAAGAACCGCTTCTTGCTTCTTTCCCTTTTTCTTTTCGACAACGCGAAGGTATACGTTGCAATGAGTTTCTTCGTCCCATTCCAACCACTTCACCTTAACGCCACCGAGTTCAGTTGAAACAAGATGATCTTCATACGGATTACCCTCATACGGTTGGCCGTAGAAAACAGGTGCGTCCTCGGGGCCGTCAAACGTGTTGGTAATCGGATCGTAGTTGCAAACGAATCCTCTTCGTTTTGCTGCTACCCAATCGTATGCTTTTTCTTCCGCAACTTGCAATGCCGCGTTTTCAGCGTCTTCAATGATTTGTGCTTTTGTTTTGTTAGCCATGATTTTTCTCTGCATTTAGCCACCGCAGGAGGTGGCTTGACCGTTTGGTCAAATTGTTATCCTTCTGTTGGCAAAATAGGGATCTCGGTAAAACCTTCGTAGCCTTCTTCCTTCTTTTGCTCTTCGTCTTCTTTCTCTTCGACTTCCATGATTTGTGCTACGTTAGCCCCAATAGCCTTGAGAGCGAATTCTTTTTGGATTTCTTCTATCAATACGTCAACGTCAATAACAGAATCCTTAGCTGCAACATACCTGATTGCGCGGTCAATGGTGGTAAGGTTGTTTTGTACTAGATACACTTGACGCTCGGCAGCTTCCATCAATTCCGCTTCTGCAAGCGAGAAGTAAGCGGGCCACACGGCTTGAACGTCTTCGACCTCATCCCATCCTTCAACCCCGGCGTTTCGCATTCCTATACCCATGCGCTCAAAGAACACGCAAAGTCCGTCTTCACCGTAGCATTGGCGTTTCTCTTCCGTTCGGTCAATAAGAGGAGCGTAAAGTTGGTGCATGACCGCCGCCGTCATGTACCCTTTGTTGGTAACGTCGGCGTAGTCAAGATCCACGCAACCGGTCGCGTCGTAAAGCTGACTCATCAGTTCCTCGGCGTACCGATTAAGATAAATTCGGAAATCCGGATCTTGCTCAAACTGCCAAATCTTACCTTGGTTGCTTGAGCCATCCTTGGTTTCGAGTACGTCAACCTCGGTGGGGCCGGCAGACGTGTTGGCTTCGTTCTCTGGAGCGGCAAGGTCAATAAACGCCTTGTTGGGGTTAACGATTTGCTGGTTTGACTTATGTTCCAGATCGCGGGTGAAGTTGATTAAGTCAACAATGTTGTAGAACCGCCAAAGATCGCCAAGACCGTATTGAGTGCCGTCCTCCCGGTTCTTGATGTACCAAAATGGGATAACCTTGAACGGGTTCTTTTCGGTGTACTCAATTTCCCAATGCTCGAAACCGTCAACTTTTCTTGCTGTTGTATACGGGTCTGAAATCTGATGTTCGCTAATTTGAGCTACCGGAACGGGTTTGTAAACAATGTGGGTTTTGTCCGTCCAGTCCTCCCTGCACCATTCATAATGACCCTTGACGTGATTCCAGACGGGAACTTGGGTTCTGACCATCAGTAGACGGTCGGTATACATAGAGTCCCAATAAAAACGTGTTTGCTCGGCAGGATCCAGAACGTCAATCTTTACCCCACCTTCTTCTTTGTCGTACCACCATTTGAGCGCAACCCCGCCGGACAACGCACCAATTCGACCAATGACTAACGACCGTCTGGTCATGTCGTTGTTTGTCCAAGTATCAGTTACCGTTTCCGTTCCAGAATTTGTCTCGCACCGAAACGTTAGCGGGCGGGCAAAAAGGAACTGAACCCCTTTCTCAACAATGTGATTGACAAACGGTAAGCAGCGCGGGAACGGGCCTCTATCCTCAATCTTCCAGTCCCTTGTCATCTGAGAATATTGGGGATACGGAAAGAGGTCGTGATATGCCCTTGCAGCGCGGGAAATGTTACGAATCAATTCGTAGCCCGGTGGGTTATGCGGAGTCCCTAATAATAAATCTGGATTGGTGTGCATATCAAATGTACGTTCTTTGCTTGGTTGGCAACCGTAGTTGCTTCTTAAACTTCAATGCTATGTCGGAAAACGCCCCGCTTGAAGCGTCTACCATATCGTCGTTCTTCCCGTTTGGAAACGTCCTATGCTCTTCAACGTAGTCCCGATTCCATGCCCCTTTTACTATTGTAACATTCCCGGCGTTTACTTGCGAGGCAAAAGTATCGGCCCTTGTTGTCTTGCTTCCTGTTTCCCTTACCTTGGTTACCTTGTAGCCGGAAAACATTCGGATAAATCCCAACGCTTGGTCTTTGCCCGCGCTTCCCGGATCTTCCGGAACAATGATTTTGACTTTTGTTCCATCCCATTTGGCGGTAAGAAGCATCTTCTTGTTTCGTTCGTCCGTTCCTTCTTGGAAGCGTACACAATCTAAGACGTAATATCTTCCTTCCGCGTCTCTGCCAATTTTGACCCCGGCGGTGTAGTCACCTTTGCCGACGGACGCTGCAATGTCCCATTTCCTGACCTCGTACACCATTGGCGGTAACTCGGCTTCCGATATAAACTTGAACTGGTTAATCTGAAACAACGAGCCGCCCCGAGCGGTCGGAGATCCTTGGAACAAACTCTGAAAGTTGTAGTCCCCCATTTCGGCTCGTTGAGCTTCTAAAAAGTCTACTGGTTTTTGCTCCGGCCATAACGCTTCACCCGGCAATCTGCCTAGAACGTCATCCTCTGTTGCGATTGCAGGAAGGTTAATGTGCGTCCAACTAGGATCCCCCTCTGCTTTGATTCGACCAATAAGATCGTCTTCATGCCACCTTGTAGCAATGACAAAGACGCGGGTTTGAGGCCAAAACCGTTGAACGATACTTCCCGTCCACCAATCCCAAATAATGTTTCTGATTGCTTCGCTTTCTGCTTGTTCCCTAGAATTGATAGGGTCATCGCAAACCAGCAAGCTAATCGGGTTAATCCCCGTCGGAGCGTTCCCTACGCCGCGAGCCACTAGCCTTGCGCCGTTCTTCAAGTGCCAATCCGACATGGCGTTGGAACTTTTGTCTAGAACGCCTAGGTCGTCGGCTAGATTTCTTGTTGGACGGGACAAGTTCTTCTCGGCAAACTCTTGGTTGTAACCGGTAAATACAATAGCGTCATTGGGATTTCTCAGCCCCCAATAGATCGGCAACCTAACAGTCACCGTATCGGTTTTGGCGTGGCCGGGTGGCATGGATAACGTCACCCGGCGAAGATCGCCGCTGACCACTTGGTCAATGATCCTGCAAATGTAGTCTATGTGCCTAGCGGGGCCGTAGTACGCTGGAATGGTTGTCTTGTACCATTCACTAAACGTCGGATTCGCTCTCAGAAGTCTGTCCAGCTCTTCTCTTTCTTGCTTGGTCAAGTATGGCAGACATTCTAGCAAGTCTTTCTTCATCTGTAAAGGATTCGATCGCTTTGCCATCTGTTGTTAAGTCTACTTGAGATTTTTCGCCGTAGATCTTTGGCAACACCTTACACGCTACCCATTTCCTTGTATCTACCCGCAATCTGGCGCGTTGGATATTCTCGTTGTCTACGATTCGCTTGCCGTCAATTACCTTGTAGTCTTTCGACGAATCGTCGGCAATGGTCATAATCTCGTCAACGTATTTTTCGGCTTGGATCTCCCTTGCCCGCTTGTACAACTCGGCAAACGGATGCTCTTTGTTGAACGCCCACCGGTAAATGGTATCCGCGCTTGGCATATCTTTATCCTTGCAGATAGTAATTACCGATTCACCCATGATCATTCGGGTGCAGATCGTTTGCGCTAATTTGTCAGAGTAAACAGGCATACAGTTATTAGACGTCTCAGAGACGAATTTCGGCAATAAGTTTGTCAGCAACCTCGCCTTGGCCGCCTAGTATGAGAAGACGTTTGACCGCATTGACATACTTTACGATGTCAGGAATTAGGTCAGGGTCTATCTTGAACACCATGATGCCCATGTTTGGAAACAATGGGCCTCCAACCTTGATACCGAACCGAAAGTTAGCTTTCTTGTTCATACCAAGTTACCAAACCCGGCGGCTGCAACCGCCCCGGTCACCGCGCCCATGAAATACCGCTTGATGGCAAGTTTCCAGTCAAAGACGTCTAACGCCGACTGCTTCCACTTGTCCAAATCTACCATTACCGCCGAAATGAAACCGGAAACCGCTCCGGCAATGATCTTCTTTACTAATTCGTTCATTTGTTTCTCCTATTGTATCAGTCTGGAATCAATCCTCAAACTTTTCTTGTACTGTACCTGCTCTTCTGCCATCTTTAGTTCCAGAATCGCGCCACCCGACATCTGAGGTGCTAAATTCCAGCCCATAGCATAACTTGGAGAGGCTTCACCCTCCCCGTAGGTCGAGAGGTAGCTTCCGGTCATAATGCAAGTCACTTTTTTGGTCTTGTGGGTGTTGGTACGGTTATCGTACACCACCTTTGTTGCGCCCGGATCCGAAATTCGATTGTGCTTGTGACCAATCCAAATGGCGTCAACGTCACCCTGCCAAATCATCATCCGCTGAAAGTCAATCATTCCTTTGGTCATGGGAGCTGACCCTCCTGCACCGTGGTGACGGTAGATGAGGTAATTGCTTCTCTTGGTATCCCGAATCAGCCTGATATTCCAGTACCCGCACCATCCACCGTTCTCTATCTTGACGTTTGGCAACTGATTGAGCCGGTACAACAAAATAGATAGCACGTCAACGTGGTGACGCTTGTAGACGTGGGCTTCATGGTTTCCTATCCCAATAAATTTAATCTTGTGGGCATACGGTTTGATGAATTCGTAGGCAATCTCTATGGCCGCGTCAATCGGTTTGACCCCCTGCTGAATCATTGCCCTATCTAGTGCGTCTAGGTCGAACCGCTTGAGATCCGACGGCAATACGAGGTCAAACACGTCTCCGTTGATGCCAACGGTGCAGTCATTCTCCACCATGTACTCAAAATCGGCCTTGAGTGCTTTTTTGATAAGCGATGAACTACCAAAGTGAAGATCCGACATCAACCCTATCCGCACCCGATCACTTAACGAATCGGTATGGAATTCGGATACAAAGTGTTTCAAGTTATCCCCTTCGGCGGTCTTCTAGCAAAATGTCCACTTTAGCGGACAAATCGGATATTTGTTGGGGAACTTGTCTTAGCGCGTCCCTATCAATCTCTAATTGATTGACTTTTTGGTGCAGTTTGCCCATGTGGAACACCCCGCCTACCATCGGAACCAACCAACCCCATACGGAGTTAATGAGATTACTGAAAAACTGGAACAGCTCAAAGCTGCTTGCTGGACTTTGGTCGGGAGGCGTAGGCATAGGGCATCAATAAAAGGTTAGAGCGCAATGAAATGCGTCCATGACGTCTTAGACCGCGTTCTCCGGTAACACCCGCCACCGTCGCGCTGGTTGCCCACTACGCCCGGAGTCGTGTTCCCTTCGATACTGTCTAAAATTGCTCGTCCCGCTTGGTTGATAATGCCGATATGATTGCCTCCAGCCCGTCGCCAAAGACACAAATAACCGCGCTCGGGTTTATCGGTGATTCGACCGTTGGCTTTGGCCCATTGATACCATGAATCAACCGCTGCACTTGCCCGATCACTTGGCCCCGCTTCATATTTCGCAACATCACAACAAAATTCTATTAACGCCGCGCACCAAGGGTAGCCACCGGGCAAATTAACCGCTCCAAGTATGGCTTCGACCCACTCACCGTGGTTGTTTGACGTCTCCCTGACCTTAATGTCGTCTGCAAGCACACTTGCAGCAAGTACCACGCGCTCTTTGCCTTCTAATTGCCAATAATTGGCATACCGGGCAAGCAAAATCTCTCTTACCTTGGCGATTGCTTCTTGCGTAGTCATTTTGAGTCCCGTGTCAATAAAAACGGGGCCGCAGAGAAACCGAAAACCCTGCAAGCCCCAATGGTGGACACACACACCAACCAAGAGCGGACACAAAAACGCCCAAGATCCATTACATTATACTTGAACTTGGTCAAATTGGTTCCAAAATTTCAAAAATTTTATACCCCACCCCCATTTTTGATTTTTCAACTTTCAGGGGTAGGCCGATTGCTGTTTTGACCCGCCACCAGCAGCGTTTTCACTTTTGAAAAACGCCTACAAGCCAAAATTTATTGCTATCATATTGGGGTCTAATAAAGTAGCATCTTCGGCTCTACAGGGTAGTTTAAACTTTTTCAGGTTACTGTTTAAGCCATTTATAAGCGTACCGATTATTAGATAGTTGGCATATGAGCAGTGTATAGGATTCAACCTCTCAGCGTTTTCTGAGCGTAGCGTAGGAAAACGCGAAATTTTTTTTTGGGGTCCAATTGGCGGTCCAATTGGCGGTCCAATTGGCGGTCCAATTGTCGGTCGGTCGGTCCTCGAGCGGTCCTCGAGCGGTCCAATTGTCGGTCGGTCGGTCCTCGAGCGGTCCTCGAGCGGTCCAATTGGCGGTCCAATTGTCGGTCGGTCCTCGAGCGGTCCTCGAGCGGTCCAATT